TGAAGTAGCCGATCAAGGAGACGATTACATGGCACTACCGCAGGGAAATACGACCGGCAAGAAGCCCGGCGCAGGTGACGAAGAAGCGACGGCAAACGGCGTTTCGCTCGAAACCTATCGCAATGATGTGAACGCTGCCCAGCAGACCGGTCACACGGCTGGCCTCGCAGAAGGCGCGACTGCTGAACGCACGCGCATCTCCGCGATCCTCGGCTCGGATGAAGCCAAGGACAAGCCCAAGGCAGCAATGTCCGTTGCCATGAAGACCGGCATGTCGCTGGAAGACGCCAAGGCGTTCCTCGCCGACATGCCCACCGAAAAGGCCGAAGCTGCTGCCGTCGAGCAGAAGCCCGCTGCTGGCAAGGTGCAGGGTCGCAACCACTTCGCTGAAGCCATGAACTCCAGCCAGCACCCGGAAGTCGGATCGGATGACGATCAGGCAAACGGCGGTGGCGGCGAGCCCACTTCCGAAGATAAGGCCAAGAACATTCTTGCTGCCTTCGGCGGTGAGACTGGCTACGGCCCGAAGAAGAAGTCCGCTTAATCGCGGACTCCACCCTGCAACGCCAATAGGAGATACCCTCAATGGCAGACGTAAAGATCGGTCAGCCTGATCCGGCCCCGGCCAAGTTCATCACCCAGAGCTACAGCGGCCCGCTGGAGCCCTTCTTCGACGCTGGCGCAGAGGTTGTCGATATCGACGTACCCTATACGCTCGCAGCCGACACTGACCTCCCGGTCCTGTCCGTCGTCAAGTACACCCGCGCCACTGGTGCGATTGTTCTGGCGCAGGTAGCAGCCGGTGTGTCGGACGCCACGCATATCCTTGCGCAGCCGCTCAAGGGTCTGAATGCTTCGACCGGTCGTGTGGCCCTCCACACCTCGGGTCACTGGAATAGCCGCGCCCTGAACTTCCACGCCACGTTCAATACGGACGCGTTGAAGGAGGCGGCTTTCGTCACCACGAACAACAACATTCGGGTATCGACCCCGAAGTTCTCCAACGACGCCATCGACATCCCGAACTAATCGGGGTGTCTTCCGGCTCAAAACTCGCACGAGGAAAAGCACTATGGATGAAACAGTTTACGACAGCGCAACGCTTCTCGGCGTGTTTTGGGCTGACGACTACATGCAGCCGCCCGAGAACTATTGGCTCTCGACCTTCTTCAACTCGGAAGTAACCTTCACGACCGAAGAAGTCGATTTCTCCAAGATTTCGGACATCCGCAAGATGGCTCCGCTGGTCGTTCCGACCGCGCAGGGCGTGCCGATCTACACGGCTGCTGAACGCCTGACGACGGTCGCCCCGGCCTACATCAAGCTCAAGGACCCGGTCTCGGCTACCCGCATGGTACGCCGCGCTGCTGGCCTCGGTGAGCTTGGTCGTAACCGCCGCGTCCTGACTCCGGCCGAACGCTACAACGCCATCGTCGCTGATGTCGTCAAGCAGCACCGGTTCGCAGTCGAGCGTCGTTGGGAGTGGATGGCATCCAAGGCCATCATCGACGGCCAGATCACCCTCAAGGATGATCGCTACCCGGAACGCATCGTCAACTTCGGCCGCTCCTCGGCCAACACCATCGCCCTCGGCGCTGGCGCGAAGTGGGGCGATGCCGGCGTATCGATCCTCGACTCGATCTCGTCCATGCGCAAGATCGTCCGTGACGCCAAGTTCGGCGGCGTAACCAACCGCCTGACCATCGGCTCGGATGTCTGGGAAGTCATGCGGAAGGACGAGGAAATCCGCGAGTTCCTGAACATCAACTTCAAGTCCGGGACGAACATCAACCTGAAGCTCGGCCCACTGGAAGGCTTGAACGTCGAGTACGTCGGCAAGATCGAGTCCCTCGATATCTACGTCTACTCGGACTACTACCAGAACCCGGACGGCTCGGTCGTTCCGTACATGTCCCCCAAGGACATCGTACTGTCGGCCCCCTCGGTCAACGGTGTGCGTTGCTTCGGCGCGATCCAAGACCTGAAGGCCAACCTTCAGGCTCTCCCGGTCTTCGTCAAGATGGGCGAGGAGTTCGACCCCTCCGCCACGCAAATCCTCACGCAGTCGGCCCCCCTCATGGTCCCTGTGAACCCCAACGCAACGCTCAAGGCAACCGTCGTCTAACACAGGCGTTCTGGTAACGGCGGCAGGCTTCGGCCTGCCGTCAGCCCTTCCAACTGAGGAACCTAGTAATGAGAAAAGTTCTCGCACTTGCCACGATCCACCGAGTCCTTATGGCCGGTGTCGCTGGCGACAAGGCAAAGAAAATCCCGGCCAAGAAGCCGGTCATTGCCGAAATCCCGATGCTCCACCTCTTCACGCCCCAGAGCAAGGAAGAGTACACAGACCTGAAGCGCCTCGGCGCGATCCGCGATCTGCGCGACGAAGACGACGTGGACATGATCCCGACGTGGCGCGACGACGGCGTGGTCGAGCAGCCTTCCGAAGAAGAAGTCGCTGCCAAGGCCAAGGCCGAGCTGGAAGCGCAGGAGCGCCGTGACGACGCTGCTCGCAAAATCCGGGAAGCTGCACAGGCGAAGGCCGACCGGGCCGCTGCCGAGGAAGCTGAGAAGGCACGCAAGGAAGCTGAAGCGAAGGCCAAGGCCGAGCAGGAAGCCAACGACGCTGCTGCAAAGGCCAAGGCTGACGAGGACGCTGCGGCCAAGGCAAAGGCCGACGCTGACGCCAAGGCTGCTGCCAAGGCTGCTGCCAAGGCCGCGAAGGGCAAGCCTGCTGACGCTGCTGCCGAAGACGGCGACGAGAGCGTGGTCTAATCCATGGCTTTCCGCGATATCAAAAATCGCGCCCGTAGGGACCTGCACAAAGCGATGCAGGTCCCAGCATACTACTACGCGCAGGGATCGCTTGTACCGCTTCCTGTGAACATCCGAGTACACAACAAATGGTTGGCTCAGGGCGACGTGAAGGGAACCAGCTTCGCCTTCGCTGAAACGCGCGAAGATGCCCCCGCGCTCGTGTTCCTGTATGACGAGATCGACCCGGATATCGGGGCGGTCGTCATGATCTCATCTTCGGAAGGCTACCGCGTTCAGGTCCCGGACCCGCGCTACCTCCAGACTGTCACGGCCAAGGTGACTCCGCTGCTGCCCCACGAACTCCCGGACTTCCTCAGCCCGGAGGAGGGCATGGTGGCGGCAGGCGATCTCACGATCCCATTCCTCACGACAGATACCAACGGTGACGCCGCGCCCTTCGTGCGGGCTGACGCCGTGGTCATGCTTTTCTATTTGGCAGAAGGAGCGCTGGTCGTTCCCCCGGTGGAGTAGCCCATGCGCGACAAATTCGTCTTCGCCGTAGAAGGTCTCGAAAACATCCAGCAGTTCGCCGCCGAGCAGGCCAACATCGAAATGACGATGGTGCAGGCGATCAACACCACGCTCCGCGACACACGGGCGGCAGCATCGGATCGCATCCGGGCGCAGGTGAACTTCTCAGCCGAGTACCTGAACCCTTCCCAGAAGCGGCTCTTCGTCAACAAGCAGGCAAAGCGCGGCGACCTTGAAGGCTCGATCCTCGCACGCGGCAGGCCGACCTCTCTGGCCCGGTTCATCACAGGCAGCGCGCCGGGTCGCGGCACAGGCGTCTCGGTCATGGTCCACCCCGGCAGAGCGCGCTTCATGAAGAAGGCATTCCTCATCAAGCTCCGCGCCGGTACGGACAGCATAGAGACCCGGTTCAATCAGGGCCTCGCGATCCGCCTCCGGCCCGGCGAGACGCTTCAGAACAAGAAGAACGTGGTCCAGTTGAAGAACGGCCTGTTCGTCCTCTACGGCCCGTCCGTGTCGCAGGTGTTCCTCGATAACCAAGGGGACGGCGTGGCGAAGGACTTGGAGCCCCACGTCCTTGATGAACTGGAAGATCAATTCCTGCGACTGCTGGAGGTTAACAAGAACAAATGAAGCTACCGACTCCTTGGCCCTACGAACACACGGAGCCAACGCGCCTGCGTGTGCTCAAAGCCCTCACCGATGCACTCCGGGAAATCACCCCGGCGAACGGCTACCTGTACGACCTGTCCAAGAGCGTCTACCGGGGCCGTGTCATGTTCGGCCCGAAGGACCCGCTGCCCATGCTGGCGATCTTGGAGACGCCGCTCCAGCCAGAGCAAATCCCGACCGCGCCAGACAATCCGGCACGCAACGGCGCGTGGGATTTGACTATCCAAGGGTTTGTTGACGATGACTTTGAAAACCCTACTGATCCAGCGCAGTATTTGGTCGCGGACGTGATTCGGCGTTTGGCAGTGGAAAAGCGGAAAAACTTTGATTTTGCGCTATTCGGGATGGGGGATGTTGTGACAAATCTCTCGATAGGCGTACCCGTAGTTCGGCCTCCCGATGAGCTATCCGCGAAAGCGTATTTCTATCTCCCGGTCGCGCTGACAATCGCGGAAGACCTAGACAAACCCTACGGCGATTTGAAGCCATAGCAAGAGCGAGGAATAAAAATGGCATTGAAGGAAACCAAGAACTATACGCTTGGCCGTGGGAGGCTCTTCTTCTCCCGGTTTATCGAAGGTACGCAGACGCCGGAAGGCTTCCTGTACTTCGGCAACACGCCCGAGTTCAACCTGACCATCGAGTCCGACGACCTCGATCACTTCTCCTCGGATGAAGGTATCCGCGAAAAGGACGACGGCGTCACGCTGGAAGTCACTCGCTCCGGTTCGCTCATCACCGATAACATCGCGCCCGACAACGTCGCCCTGTTCTTCTTCGGTGAAATTCAGACCATCGCGCAGTCGGCCTCCGGCACGGCAACGTGGACTCTGGAGAACGCCAAGAACGGCTACGAATATCTCGTAGGCGCGACGGACGCCAACCCGACCGGCGTCAAGGGCATCGACGCAGCTACCTTCGTGGTTGCGGAAGGCGGCGGCGTTGCAGCTACCGGCTCGATCACCCTGTCCGGCGTCCCGGTTGCTGATGACACCGTTGTCGTCAACGGCCAGACCTACAAGTTCGTGACCGCCCTCGGCGCTGCCAATGACGTTCTGATCGGCTCGAATGCACAGGCATCCGCAGCCAACCTGAACGCTGCGATCAACGGCGGCTCGGGCTCGGGCATCGGCTACGCTGCTGGCACTGTTGCCAACGGCTACGTCACGTCCAAGCTGACCTCCAACCAGCTCGCGCTCACGTCCAAGGCCAAGGGTGTTGCTGGCAACGCCTACACGCTGACGAAGACCGGCGCGGCAGTAACCGTCTCGGGCGCGACCATGACGGGCGGCTCCGCTTCCGGTGCGGTGTTCGTTCTCGACACGGACTACAAGATCAACCTCGATACCGGTCGTCTGACGATCCTCGGTACGGGCTCGATCCCTGACGCCACCGATCTCGACATCACCTATCAGGCCCGTGCAGCTACGCGTGACCGCGTCCTGTCCGGCACGAAGGCCGTCGAAGGCGCGCTCATGTACGAAGCCAACAACCCCAAGGGGAAGAACTTCGACTACTACATGGGCTACGTCCAGATTTCCCCGAACGGCGACTACGCCCTCAAGGGAGACGAGTGGCAGCAAATCCCGTTCAACCTTCAGATCCTCAAGCCGCGCTCCGGCGTTGCTGCGATCCTGATGGACGGTCGCCCGGTCTACGCATAACGCCTTGCATACCACCTGACAAAGAACGGAGAGTACCTTGCGTCTTGGCGAAATCGTAATTGAGACTAGAGACATCGAAATCGGCCCCGGACAGTTTTTCACTGTCCGGGGTCTCAATTTAAATGACCTTATCGGCGTGGCCTTCGACCACTCCCCGGCACTGGTAAAGCTCTATGACATGTTCATGGCGCAGCACGACGCCGGAGAAGCGTTCACGATGGAGCTGGTCAAGAAGATCGGCTTGCAGGCGCTCCGGGAGTTCCCGGACACGATCTTCCTCCTGATCGCTCACGCGGCTGACGAACCTGAAGCAGTCGCCACGGTTCGCAGGCTCCCGCTCATGGCGCAGCTTGAGGCCATGGAGCAGATTGTCATCCTCTCGATCAAGTCCGAGGCGATGCTAAAAAAATTGCAGGAGATAGTCTTGCGTCTGATCGAGGGAGTGACGACGGCACTGAGCGCGGCCAGCGAAACTTCACGCATTGGGTTTGGGAAATCCGCCGGAGAGTAAGTCTCCTGTTGGATGCCGGGCACCCCCAAGCGCGGCATTATCCACTCGGCATGGTTTGGGATGAGAGCATTCTAGTTACCGAAAGACGGAATGGTATCATGCTCACCGAGTCGGCTCTGATGCAGCAGACTATCTCCGCGATACTCGGCGGCAAGAAAGGCGCGGACGCTCTCAAAAAGACGACCGCGCAGCTAAATGTAGAGGCGGTCCCCATCGGTAGCCCCGGATCGGGGACAGATGAGGGACAAGAAGAATGGCGAGCCGGGATGTCGAACTCGTAGTCAAAGCCAAGGACGAGTCCAGCAAAACGCTGGAGTCCATCGTCAAGGCTTTGAACGATCTTTCTGCCGGACTGAATGCGACCGGCAAGACGGTGGACAAGGGTGAGACCACGTTCACCAAGTTCGGCAAGTCCCTCTCCCAACTGGACAAGGCGCTGCGGGGGATGTCCTCCGCAGACCGTCTCTCCCAGCAGCTAGACAAGGCCACCCTCTCGACCGAACGGCTGGACAGGGCCGTCTCGGATACCGAGGCTGAGGTCAAGCGTCTGGCGCAGGAGATGGACGCCGCCAGCCAGAACACCCAGAAATACGCGGCCCGTCTGGATGAGACCAGCAAGTCCCTTGACCGGGAGAAGAAGGCCCTCAAGGACGCGGCGACCGCACACAAGGATTTGAACTCCGATCTGCGCGAGGCCGTGCAGTCGCGCGCCCAGCTCCAGACGGCAGAGAAGAACCTGTCCGGCGCGCTGGCAACGCAGCAAGACCGGCTCGCCAAGTATCAGGAGAAGGTCAAGGCTCTCGCCGGGGAGATGTCCTCCACGGACGAGCCGACCAAGCGTCTGGTCAACAGCTTCAACGCAGCCGAGCAGGCGGTGCGGAAGGTCACGGCGCAGGTAGAGGCCACGCAGTCCAAGCTCGCAGCGAACAAGCAGGCACTGGAGGCAGCAGCCGCAGCCGAAGCGGAGTACGCCGGGAAGGTTGCCGCGTCTGAGAAGCAGCTTGTCCAGCAGCGCGAGACCGTCACGTCGTTGAACACGGCCAAGAAGGAGAGCGTCAAGTTCGCCCGTGACGCGGCCAGCGCAGAGGCGCAGCTCGGCAAGGAGTTCCGTGCCACGGCGTCGGCGCTCACGTCGCAGCAGGCCGGGCTCGCGTCCGCCAATCAGGCCCTCGGCACGCTCCAGCAGAACACCCGTGAGGCCCAGCAGTCGATGGCCCAGCTTGCGCAGGCCGCGCAGGGTCCGTTGACTGAAGCCTACCGGGCGCAGCAGTCCATCGTCTCCCGGATCAACAACGCCTATCAGGCCAACCGCAAGGAACTGGCCGAGCTATCCGCCCTGATGGGGCAGGTGGGTGTCCCGACCAAGGAGATGGCGGACACGATGAACCGCCTGAACACCGTGAGCCGGGAGACCGCCACGTCGTTCCAACAGGAGACCCAAGTTCTCCGGGAGCTACGGGCTGCACTCGGCCAGACAGCCACGGACTCGGGCGAGCTTGCCGCCAAGCAGAAGCAGTTCGCCTCGGCCATCGGCAACGGCGCGGAAGCCCTGACGCGTGTCACGCAGCAAGTCACACAGGCTGGCGTAGCCTCGCAGAAGATCGTGACCGCCAACCGGGCGGCGCAGCAGTCCTATGCGGCCACCACGGCCTCGGCCAAGCAGACGGCCGACACCATCAAGCAGGGCGCGGACGCCACGGACAAGGCATCGCAGGCGTACATCCGCCACGCGAACGCGTCCCGGCAGGCCATGTCGTTCATCCAGCGCCTCCGTGGCGAGGTCCTGTCCCTGATCTCGGCATACGGTGGCATCTACGCCGTGGTCAACGTCCTCGGCCAGACGGTCGAAGCATACAAGACACTGGAGGCCGCGCAGTCCCGCTTGAACGCGCTGCGTGGTGGCGACCAGAAGGCCGTCGCCAATGACCTCGATTTCGTCCGCCGTAATGCGGATCGCCTCGGCATCCAGTTCGGCGTGCTCGCGCAGGAATACACCAAGTTCGCCGCGTCCACCAAGAGCACCGTTCTGGAGGGCCAGCGGACTCGTGACGTGTTCCTCGCCATCGCTGAGGCTGGCCGCGTCAACAAGCTCTCGCTGGAGGACATGGGCGGCATCTTCAAGGCGGTCACGCAGATCGCGTCGAAGGGCAAGTTCCAGCTTGAAGAACTCTCCGGGCAGTTGGGCGACCGTCTGCCGGGCGCGCTGAACATCCTCGCGGACGGTCTGGGGATCACCGTCAAGGAACTGCTGGCGCTGACGAAGGAAGGCAAGGTCTCCTCGGACCACCTGATCGACTTCGCGAACGAGCTGAACAAGCGCTACGGCGGCGCGTTGGAGAAGTCGCTGCAAACCCTGACGACCGCCATGGGCCGTCTCGGCAACGCCGCGCTACAGGCGCTCTTGAGCTTCGGGGAGCAGGGCTTCCTTCAGGGCTTCGTGAAGCTCGTGAACGAGCTGACGAACCTCCTGAAATCGGCAGACTTCCAAGCGTTCGCCGGGGTCATCTCCTCGGCCTTCGGCGTGATCGCGGAAGTGCTGGCCGTAGCGGCTGGCAACTTCAAGCTGGTCTCCGCAGCGATCTCCGCGCTGATCGCCATCAAGCTCGCCCCGGCAATCGCAGGGATGCTCACGAAGCTCGGGGAGCTGGGGGCTACGGCGCTGGCGACGGCGGCGAACCTGCGGGCGACGACGGTTGCCGTGGAGACGGTCCCGGCGACCATGGGCGCAGCGACCACGGCCACCAACGGTTTCAGCGCAGCCCTCAAGGGCCTGTTCGCGACCAACGCGGTCGGCCTCGCCGTCACGGCTATCGCGGTCGGCATCTCCCTGTGGGCGACCACGGCGGACGAAGCCAGCAAGGCGCTGGAAGAGCACGGCAAGATCGTGGACGCGGTCAAGGGCGAATACGACAAGGCCCGTGGCGCGGTCACAGATTGGGGCGCGGCGATCAAGTCCGTCACCAAGGCGCAGGCTGAGGCTGACTTCGCCCGGTTGACCGCTGCTGCGCAGGACGCGCGCAAGCAGGCAACGCAGGCAGCGAACGGCCTGATCGCCAACAACACCGGCATCTGGTCGGCCTTCCAGTCGGAAGCGGCCAGCAAGCAGATCGACGCCCTGAAGGAACTCATCACACAGTTCAAGGAAGGTTCCCTGACGGTTGACCAGTACAAGGCCAAGCTTCAGGAGATGAACGACGCTGCGGCGAACGACACCATCAAGGGCCAGACGCTCAAGCTGCTGGACGCTGCGGACGGCTACCGCACGATGGAGGAAGCGATCCATCAGGCCGAGCTTGTCCTGAAGGTCATCACCGGCACGGCTGAAGAGTCGAAGAAGGCGATGGACGAGCTGCTGGGTGTCACCAAGGATACCGGCGAGGAGATGGCGAAGACCTCGGACGATACCGGGGAGTTCGAAAAGGCCATCGAAAAGATGACCGGCGTTGTCGATAAGGCGTCCGGCGCGCTCGCCAACCTGAAGGAAAAGCTGAAGCTGGACGAGGCGTTCCAAGCTGCGGCGAACGCGGCCCGGAACATGGGCGAGCTGAACACGGCCATCGACGCCTACAACAAGGGCATCGACGCGCTGGCAGGCAAGGACGTGGACTCCATCTTCCGGGGGACCACGACCAGCATGGAAGCGTCGAAGGCTCTCCTGCGTGATCGTGAGGGCTTCCAGCCCACCGGCAAGTGGGACAACAACGCCTTCCGCGCGGGCTTCGGTTCAGACACGATCACGCTGGCCGACAACTCCGTGCACAAGATCACGGAGGGCATGCGGGTTTCGGTAGAAGACGCCAACCGCGATCTGGAGCGCCGGATCGGGGAGTTCCAGAACGTCGTCACCCGGCAGATCGGCCCGGAGCGGTTCCAGTCTTTCACGGCGCAGCAGCAAGCCGCGCTAACGTCGGTCGCCTACAACTACGGCTCGCTCCCGGATCGCATTCTAGGCGCGGTTCGCACCGGCACGAATGACGAAATCTCCACGGCCATCAAGGGCCTCGGCGGGGACAATCAGGGTGTCAACAGGAACCGGCGCAACATCGAAGCAGCGACGTTCACGACGGACGTGGACGCGGCGAACAAGGCGTGGGACAAGAAGCAGGAAACGGACGCCAAGCATCAGGCGGCGACCACGCAGGAGATCGCGGACAACAACACCAAGATCAACCAGCAGAACCTCATCAACGAAGGCAAGGGTCGCGAAGCGGCTATCGAGACGGCACGGGCGGAAGCCAAGAAGCAGAACCCGGACATCTCGGAAAAGGACCTCGCGATACTGGAGGAGCAGGCCGGGAAGCTCTACGACCTGAACCAGCTCAAGAAGGAAGGCAAGAACGAGAGCAAGGAAGCCGCTGCGGCCGAAGCCAAGGTGAACGCCCTCCTGTCCCAGCGCAACGCCCTTCAGCAGCAGTTGAAGGCGCAGGCGGCGATGGGCGACACGGCAGGCGTGGAAGCGACCAAGGCGAAGCTGGCTGAGGTCAACACCGAACTGACGGCGGCAATCGATAACGCGCAGCAGATGTGGCAGGCTATCGGCGGCACGGCGGCAGAGGCATCCATCGCCCGGCTGGAGACGGCCAAAATCAAAGCGGCGGACCTGAAGACGCAGGCCAAGGAAAACGTCATCAACTGGACTCAGGTCGGGGACCTGTTTGCCAACGGCTTGACCAACGCCTTCGACTCCTTCGCGCAGGCAGTGGCGAACGGTGAGGACGTGGGCGAGGCGGCACGCAATGCGTTCCTCCAGTTCGCGGCGGACTTCCTGATCGAGATCGGCAAGATGATTATCCGGCAGACGCTCCTCAATCTCCTCCGGGGGCTGGGTGGACCGTTCGCTGGAGTCGGCGGGGGCGTGGGTATCGGCCACACGGGCGGCATCGTCGGCTCCAAGCGCATCGGCTCGGGCAACGGCACGCGCTCGGTCAACCCGGCAGTCTTCAACAGCGCCCCGCGCTTCCATGACGGCGGTGTCGTCGGCCTGAAGCCCGGCGAGGTCCCGGCAGTGCTCAAGGAGAACGAGGAGGTCCTGAAGGGGAACGATCCTCGCAACATCCTGAACGGCGGCGCAGCGGCAGGCGGCGGGGCACCGGCAGCATCGGGCGGCTCCCCGAACATCCGCATTGTCAACAGCTTTGATGCTGGCGACGTGGTCTCTCAGGGCATGTCCTCTTCCGTGGGCGAGCAAACTCTCATTAATGTGGTCCGGTCCAACCGGTCCACCATTCGAGACATTCTGGAGCACGGATGATCTACTCCAACGTATTCCCGACCGAGGGACAGCCGTACCGGCTGCTCCCGGTCACTCACAACTGGTCGTCCCCGTTCCGCGTGACCTACGAATACAAGACCGATGTCATGGTCTCGGGCAACGGTCGCGAGCAGCGCAGGGCCGTGCGCATGAACCCGCGCAGGACTTTCGAGTACACGGTTAACTACTCCGGCGACCAAAAGTACATTCTCGACCGGTTTCTGGATCGCTCCCCGAGGATGCTGGCGATTGTCCCGGAAGAGAACCTGACGATCCGGTCGGCCTCCCGGTTGAACAAGCAGGGTGCGTCGGTCAACTACCTCGGTGGCCTGCGCGACTGGATGCAGTTGGGCCAGATGGTCATCATCAATGACAACGGGCGGTGCGAGACGCGGACCATCGACGCCTTCAACGCCAACACGCTCTTCTTCACGGAGAAGAACGACACGGTGTTCCCGGCTGGCGTTCGCATCTCCGTGGCCCGGTTCGCCCGGCTCAATCAGGACCCGACCTCGGTTCGCATGTCCGGTCTGGCCGGGACCATGTCCCTCTCGGCGCTGATCGACCCCGGTTCGGACGGCTACGCCCCGAGCAGCGACGGCGCGTACTTCCTCGGCTTCCGGGAATACCTGAACACGAGGACCGATTGGGGCCAGTCGCCGCAGGTGACGCACGCATGGGCGCACGAGGACATCGACTACGGCTACGGTCGGATCGGAACCTACACCCCCATCAAGTTCCCGCAGCGGGTCGCCAAGACGAACTATTGGGCGAAGGGCTGGAAGAACAACCAGAACATCATCGACTTCTTCGGGCGGATGAAGGGGCGGAACCGGGAGTTCTTCTACCCGAGCTACGAGCGCAGCATCCCCTACTACGCAGCAGCCGGGATAACAAAAGCCATCTTGGTCAAGGGGCTCGACTTCGCCTACACCTACAAGGACAGCCCTGTCTTTCGCCGGATCGTGATCCGCAAAAAGGACGGGACAGACATCCACATGCAGGTTGACTATATCGAGGCCCTGCCGGATACCGATACATCAGTTGTGTGGCTCACTGACTTCCTCCCGGACACAGACCTCTCCCCGGCAGATACCTACGGTATTTGGTGGGTCACGGTCGCCCGGTTCGCCACGGATCGACTGGACGTGGACTGGATCACGGACGACGTGGCGCAGTTCGCATTCAATGTGCAGAACTTGGAGAACCTTGACGTATGACCTTCAACACTTACGACAGGGACAGGGAGCGCGGAGCGCCGGTTGATCTCTACGAGTTCATCTGCGGCCCCACCTCCTACCTCTACACCAACGCCGATGCGCCGATCCTCGGCTACACCCCGATCCCGATCCAGCGGCAGGCCCTCAAGACCAACGGCAAGTTCGAGAAGACCAACCTGCAAATCCGCGTCCCGGTGGACACGCCGCTCTCGGAAACCTTCCTGCCCTACCCGCCGCCCTATGTGGTGAAGTTCGTCCTCCGGCAAGTCCATCTAACGGACCCGGACAGCCAGCCTCTCGTGGTCTGGTCTGGCCGGATCATCTCCTCCGGGCGCGAGCGGAACGAGGCGGTGCTGACGGCAGACTCCACGATCCTGTCATTCAAGCGACCGGGCCTGCGCCGCAACTTCCAGCACGGTTGCCCGCTGCTGCTGTTCGGCAATCTCTGCCGGGCGAACAAGGAGTCGTTCAAGAAGGTCATCGACGTGGCCGAGATGCTGGACGGCAAGATCATCGTGGACGCCGCGTGGCCGCTACCGTGGACCCACGACAAGTTCCGAGGCGGCACGCTTCAGTGGACATCGGACCTCGGCACGGAGACCCGGACGATCATCGCCACCACCCCCACGTCCTTTACTGTGGGCGGCGCTCTGCGCGGCGTGGACATCGGCACCCGGCTAAACCTATACCTTGGATGCCGTCACGATATGGACGACTGCCGAGCGACTTTCAACAACATCAATAACTACGGCGGACAGCCGTGGATACCTTTCAAGAACCCCGTAAAGCAACACCCCTTCTGGTGATCCCGAATGTTCTGGAACCTACTGCTCGGTCTGGCCCTCCTGATTATCGGCTACCTCATCATGCCCAAGCCGAAAGCCCCCAAGCCCGATGCAGTGCAGGAGCTTGAAGCGCCGACCGCTGACGCCGGTAAACAGCTCGGCGTGGTCGTGGGTGACATCACCATGAAGTCCCCGAACTTCCTCTGGTACGGGAACATTCAGAACGTTCGCAAGACCAAGAAGAGCAACAAGAAATGATCGATCGCATAACGCTGGCCGACACGAAAAGGGCCGGGCTCTGCTTGGAGGGGGTGAAGAAATTCATCGTCGCATCCGGCATGGACTTCAAGGATTTTGCCCGCAACGGCATCCCCGTTGAACAGGCTAAGAGGACCGATGGCTGGGAAGCCTTGGTCGATCACGTACTCTCCGTGAAGGGGGACGCCCGTGGGCAAGAAGAGTAAGAAGACTACATACTACGAATACTATATGTCGATGGACTTCGGCTTGTGCTGGGGGCCGGTCGATCAGCTTGTCCAAGTCTACTTCAAGGAGAAGGAAGGGTTCGACGGCGAGGACTCCATCATTGGCTCCGGCTCGATCCACGTCAACAAGCCCGACCTGTTCGGCGGGTACGAGCGCGAGGGCGGCATCGTCGGTGAGGTCGCCTTCCGCAACGGTGGATCGCTTCAGCTCATCCCGGCTGGCCTTGCCGAGCGCATGGGCGTGGACCGGAACAATGCCCCCGGCTACCGCGACATCGCGTGCCTCGCATACCACGGCGACGAAAACAGCGACCGGGCAGGCGGCTCCGTGTCCTGCAACAATCCGAGCGTCCCGCCGATCTGGTCTCGGCTCCGGCGCTCCTCCAAGACGCTCGGGGTCAATACCAATGTGATCTACTCCGGGGGCGGCTCGGACAAGGGCACGCGCATGAACGCCAACCCGGCCGCGTTCCTCCACGAGCTGATCGTGGACGACCATTGGGGCATGAGTGGGGACAACGCCGATCTCAACATTCCGTCGTTCACGAGCGCGGCGCAGACGCTATTCGATGAAGGGTTCGGCATCTCCCTGATATGGGCGAAGCAGTCGTCTATCGAGTCCATGGCGCAGGAAGTCCTCGATCACATCAACGGCATGCTCTACTTCCACCCGTACACGGGGAAGGCGACACTCAAGCTGATCCGCAACGACTACGACCCGAACACTCTGCCGCAGTACGGGCCGGACCAGTGCGACCTGACGAGCTTCAAGCGCAAGCTGTTCAGTGAGACCATCAACGAAGTGGTCGTGACGTGGACGCAGCCGGACAGCGAAGAAGAAGCCACGATCACCTATCAGGACCCCGGCAACATCGGCATGCAGGGCGACGTGGTTTCGGTCAATCGAAACTACTACATGATCCGGGACGAGGCGCTGGCCTCCATGGTCTGCAAGCGCGATCTCCAGTCGGAGTCGGCCCCGCTGGCGTCCGTCAGCTTCAAGGTTGACCGCACCCAATGGAACTCCATGCCGGGCGACTGCATCAAGTTCAAGTGGCCGGACTACAACATCGACAACGTCATCCTGCGCGTTCTGGATATCGATTGGGGCACGGTCGATAACTCCCAGATCACGGTCAACGCGGTCGAAGATATCTTCAGCTTCCAGCTTGCCGAGTTCGCGATCCCCGGTGGCCCGGTGTGGACCGACCCCGGACAGGACCCGAACGGCGGCGACTACTTCGAGATGATCGTCAAGTTCTTCGCGGCCCCGCTCTCGCTGATCCAGCAGGACTTCGGGTCTGCCGGTGCGCCGTACCTAATTGACGAGAACTACCCGCAAATCCTGATCGCAGCAGCCGTCACCCCCAAGCCTGCGACCTATGACGCGAACGGCAACATCATCAACGGCCAGCCCGATCTCCAGTCCTTCTTCATGTGGGAGCCGGGGGTCGATACCACGGGCGCGGCTGAGTGGCAGAGCCTCGGGGAGAAGCAGATCACCGGCAAGGGAAAGCTGCTGACTCCGGTTGTCCCAGAGGTCCGCACGACCATCACCATTGGCAACCGGATCGGCGGCGACGGCCCAGAGGTCGGTCGGTACGCAATCATCGGGGACGGTGACGAGTTCACGGACGAGTGGGTGCTGTTCGAAACCAACCATGGCGGCGGGACTTGGACAGTTCGACGCGGCGTGCTGGACACGACCCCGAAGCGCTGGTCGGCAAACACGTCGCTGTATTTCATCTCCCTGAACTTCGACGCCTATGACACGACCGGGGCGCTGGCCGAGCATATCGAAAACTACAAGCTCCAGCCGCGCACGTCGAAGGGCATCCGCAGCCTTGAGGGCACGCAGGTAGTCGGCACCATTCGACCGGATCGCCCATACCGGCCCTACCGCCCGGCGAACTGCAAGATCGAGAACGTGATGTTCGGCACGCGGGACGACAGCCAGATACCGGAGGAGACCCACGAGCCGCGCGCCATCTGGACCTACAGTGTCTCGTGGTCCCGTCGCAATCGCTTCCTTGAGGAGAACGTCGTGCTGCCATGGGACGGCGGCGACGTGATGCCAGAGGACGGCCAGACGACCAGCATCCTCGTCATGTCTGGCCCGGACGGGACCGGCAAGATCATCAGCCGGATTGACGACCTGACGGGCACGAGCACGACCTTCGACATCATCGTGGAGACCGGCACGCTCACAGGCATGTCCCTGAAGTTCATCTCCGTGCGCAACGGCTTGGAGTCGCTTCAGGGCCACGCGATCAACCTTGCTCTCTACATCAAGGGCTTCGGTTCTGATTGGGGATATCTCTACGGCGGCTGGCCGAAGATCGGAAACATCGGTACGGAGTTCTCTGGCGATCTCACACTCCCACCGGCAGACGCAACAGGGGACCTCGACAACTAATGGCTACCATCACCGAACTTGGCGACCTCAGCTACATGACCAAGATCGCGCCCCGGTCCAACGATTGGGCACGGGCCGCGAACATCAACCTCATCAAGATCGCGGCGGGCCAGCAGCCCGGCGTCATCAGCCGCACGACCGCCCTGCCGGAGACGGCAGCGGAAGGGGCGATGTATATCAATCCGTCCACCAAGAAGCTCTGCATCTGGATCAACACGTTTGACGATGGCGCGGGCAGCGCCGGGAACTGCTGGTACTCCATGATGCCGACCAAGGGCACGTTCGCCTACGTGATCGATGAGAACACGCTGGTCGTGTGGAACGGCGAGGCGAACGACTGGCAACTGCTGATCAATTTCGATGAGCCACACGAGTACGTCCGGCGCGAACTCGCCTTCTACGTTCCGGGGCTGGTCCGTCCGAACGCGACCATCTTCTCCTACGTCGCCGGGATGGAGTTCACCATCGAAGCGGGCGCTCCTGACTCCGGTGCCAACTGCGAGATCGCGCCGTCGCTGGCCGTCACCTACACGATCTGGAAGGGCGCTTCGAACATCGGCACCATCGCGTTCGCCTCGGGCTCCACGTCCGGCGTCGTCAGCGTGCCGGTCGAGATCGTGGTCCAGCCTGCGCTACCACTGGAGACGCAGTACGTCCACGCCAACAATCTGCGGATCACGTCCCCGGTAAACGTCGGGGGCATGAACGGTTTGAACGTCACCCTTCGGGGCAAG